CCAACCTGGTCGGCACCACCCGCGGCAACCTCTACCAATACGCATCCGGCAACCGCACACCCTCTAGCGAGCGTGCTATCAAAATAGAAGCAGCCACCCAAGAGCTGGCGCGTATGACCAAGGGTCGACTGCCGGTTCTCTACCGAACCGATATGAGCCCTGCCTGTGCCTCCTGCCACTTTGCGCAGAAGTGCCTGGGCACCAAGTCCGAATTCCAACCGCTGTAAACACGTCAACCACAGGAGAAAACCATGACAGACAAAAACGTACGCGAGTCCCTCGCCGACTTCGACGAGCTCAAGCAGATGCTGCGCACAACCATCAGCGCCGCCAACTCGGCCGGTATCCCGGTGACCATGTCCCTGGGGGCCATGATGTCCATCGTCGGCGAGTTCTTCCTGCAGGCCGAGCGCCGCGGGTTGCCGCCTGAATGCTACGACGACCTGATCCGCATCACGAACAACCTCGTACACCGCGCCAGGGGGTAAGCGCGCATGCACAGCAGCCCAACACTGGGCACCCTTGAGGTGCCTGAATCACTGCGCCAGCTTGAAGGCTGGCTGGTCTGGAAGTTCGAGGACAACGGCAAGGCCAAGCCCCGCAAGGTGCCCTACTACACCAACGGCGTACGCCGCCATGGCGTGCACGGCGGGCCGAAGGACCGGGCCAACCTCTCGACCTTTGACATCGCCAAGGCCACGGCCATCAAGCAGGGTTACAACGGGGTCGGCCTGGCCATCCTGGAGGACTTCGGGCTGGTGGCCCTCGACTTCGACAACTGCGTCGACTCCGACGGCCAGCTGCACCCCACGGTCCAGCAGATCGCCAGTGAGTCGTACGCCGAGTTCAGCCCCAGCGGCAAGGGCGTGCGAGCGTTCTTCCACGGCAACCTGGGCAACCGCAAAGACCCGCACTCCGAACCCTTCGGGCTTGAGACCTTCAGCACCAAGGGCTTCGTCACCGTCACTGGCGACGTGCTGCCTATTGTGGAGCTGGTGGGCAACACCGACTTCATCGCGCCGCTCACGTCCAGCGTCAACGACTTGTGCCTGGAGCGCTTCGGCAACCACCCACCCAAGGGAGCTGTCACCACAGAGAACAAACCGGTCGGCCTCACCCGTGGCCAGATCGAGGAGGCCCTCTCCGTGCTGCCCGATGACCAGAGTTATGACGACTGGCTCAAGGTCGGCATGGCCCTGCACCACGAGTTCAGCGGATCCGATGACGGCTTCAACATGTGGGACGACTGGAGCCAGGCCAGCCCCAAGTACACCACCAGGGAGTACAACTGGGAGCGCTGGGTATCGTTCGGCCACTACACCGAGCGCCAGGCCACGGCCCGCTCCCTGGTACGCATGGCCAACGAGCACGGCGCCCACATCATCCTGGACGGCCCAGCCTCGATGGACGAGTTTGAGGATCTCGGGAACGGACCGGAACGCACGGATACGGGCGGGGCGGACGACACTGGCTTCGCCGACATCTCTGGCCAACCCCAAGAGACTGTTGCTAAAAAGCAACGGTTTGACAAGGTGCAGCTGGGCAAGTTCGCAAAGGGCGCGCACCCAGGCTGGATCATCAAGAACGTGCTGCCCAAGGGTGAGCTGGCTGTCCTCTTCGGCGAGTCGGGCTCAGGCAAGTCGTTCGCCATCCTGGACATGGTGGCGGCCATCGCCAGGGGCGTACCGTGGCGCGGCCACAAGGTCAAGCAAGGGCGGGTGGCCTACATCGCTGCAGAGGGCGCGGGCGGCTTCCGGAAGCGCGCCATCGCCTACGGAGCACGCCAGGGCATCGACATTGATGACATTGACTTCTTCGTGATCCCTGACGCCCCGAACCTGCTGCTGCGGGAGGACGCCCTGGCCATCGCCAAGTCTCTGGGCCCGTGCTCGGTGATTGTGATCGACACCCTGGCCCAGACCACGCCAGGGGGCAACGAGAACGCTGGCGAGGACATGGGTAAGGCCCTGGCCCACTGCAAGGGCATCGCACGCGCCACAGGGGCCATGGTCATCCTGGTGCACCACAGCGGCAAGGACGCCAGCAAGGGTGCCCGGGGCTGGTCAGGACTGCGTGCGGCCTGCGACGCTGAGTTTGAGGTGCTGCGCCTGCCGGGTGGCCGCATCCTGCGCACCAGCAAGCAGAAGGACGGGGACGACGGTGCAGCCTGGGGCTTCGAGCTTGATGTGGTGGACGTTGGTGTGGACGAGGATGGAGACCCTATCACCAGCTGCGTGATCAAGGAGACCGAGGTCAACCTGGCCAAGGCCACCAGTGCCAAGCCCCTGGGTGAGAACGAGAAGGCTGTGGTCATGGCCATCGCGGAGATCAGCGAGTTCCAAACCGCAGGCATTGAGGTCTCCGAGGTCATCAAACTGGCCGTCAGCAAGATCGCGGGGCCCACCGACGGCAAGCGTGATACGCGTAAGCAGAAGGTGCGCAGAGCGCTTGAAACGCTGAGTTCGGGGGATACGAGCTCCTACTATTGGGACAAAGACGATGACACATTGTCGATTGTTTGAGGCCATGAACTGGAATATGGCTCCAATTCAAGAGTGCAACGCGCAACGTTTGGTGCAACGTGGTGCGTGTTGCAGTCTGGTAAAGGCGGGGGGAAATGCAACGCGCTACAGGGTGGGTTATTACATAACCCCCCTAGACGTTGCATCCCGCGTTGCGAGTTTTTTGCTACCTGCGTCGGCCTTTTACAATTTCTCGGATAGTCCCTGGCTGGAGGGGGAAGCAGAGGGCGATTGTGGCGTAAGGCACACCGCTGGCAGCAAGGCGCCGAATCTCCACCACGTCAGCGTTGGAAGTCTTGGCCCACGTCCAACCCCCGTTCGGGGCCTGCATTGGTTTTCTGTCGCCAGGCACGTAGCATTCCTTGCAGAGCGTACGGTTAAACACGCGACCCACCGGGGGGTAGCTTGCGTCCGGCACCTGGTGGGCTGGGTTAGCCCCCGCAGGAGTGCGGACTTCCCACGTGTTGTTGCAGCCCTCTGCTTTGCACGTTGTGCGCCAAACCCTGAGCGTGGTTTGTTTGCCGTCTTTTCGGGTGTATGGCTCAAGGCCTGTAAATGTGAACTCGTGACCGTCGATAAGCATGGTTGTTACTCCTGTTGCGCTACAGCCTTATTGTATGTCTATACCTTGTTGCGCTGCAACCGCAACATGCGCAACTCTGTAGGGGTATCCGTATGACAAAAGTTGGCGTCAACTCTGGTGGCTATCGGGTAGGCGAGACCCACCACCGCGCCAAGTTGTCCGACGCCGATGTTGAGCTGATTCTGTACCTTCGGGAAGCTGGCCTGAGCTACAAGCAGATCGCCGACAAGTTCGACGATGGCCTGGTGATCAGCAAGTCAACGGTCAGGGCCATCTGTAGCGGCCGCATACGTGGCCAGGCACCCTACACCTTCCGCAAGCGTACATAACGCAGCCAAGGCCCGCTACAGTCCGCCCATGCCCACTCCTGCCTCACTCGACTGGAAGCCCATCTTCCTTGAAGCCTTGCGCAATATGCCCGTCATCAGCCATGCCTGCGACGCGGCTGGCATCGCACGGTCCACTGCCTGGCGCCAGTACCAGGACGACGAGGAGTTCAAGGCCGCATGGGATGACGCCATGGAAACGGCCATCGACAAGGCTGAGGCTGAGGCCTACCGCCGTGCGGTGCAGGGCTGGCACGAGCCCGTGATCGACAAGGGCCGACTGGCATGGGCCTACGAACGCAAGGTGGACGAGGACGGCAAGGAGAGCTTCAGCCCTGTGCTTGACGCCAATGGCCAGCCCGTGCCCCTGACCGTCCGCAAGCACAGTGATGGCCTCTTGACCTTCGTGCTCAAGGGCCGACGCCGCAACGTGTACGGCGACAAGCAGGAGATCACTGGCGCCAACGGTGGCCCGGTAGCTGTGCTCGACGCGACCAAGAAGTCCAGCCGCATCGCATCGCTGCTGGAGATGGCCAAGCTGCGCAAGGACCTGGGGTGACACCCGCAGAGATCCAGGAGCTGCAGTCCTACCTCACGCCAGAGGAGCAGGCCGAGCTCGACGCGCTTGTGGCAGCGGACATCGAGGACAGGCCATTCAGCCCGCTCGTAGGCCCACAGACCATGGCCTACAACTCAACGGCCGATGTGGTTGGCTTCGGGGGTGCAGCCGGTGGCGGTAAGTCCTTCCTCGCAGCAGGCAAGGCCCTGACCCAGTTCGACAAGTCCATGATCCTGCGCCGCAACGGCACCGAGCTCACAGCCATCATCGACGAGGTGCTGTCCATGGCTGGCACACGCGATGGTTACAACGGCCAGGACAAGATCCTGCGGCTGGATGACAGGCAGATCGAGTTCGGATCCACGCCCAACGCTGGCGACGAGAAGAAGTACCAAGGCCGCCCTCACTCGTTCCTGTGCTTTGACGAGGCAGCCAACTTCCAGGAGCTGCAGGTCCGCTTCCTCATGGGCTGGAACCGATCGACCACGCCTGGCCAGCGGTGCCAGACGCTGCTGACCTTCAACCCACCGACATCTGCCGAGGGCAGGTGGATCGTCGCGTTCTTCGCACCGTGGCTTGACAAACGCTTCCCCGGCAAGCGTGCATCCCCAGGCGAGATCCGTCACGTCGGGGTGGTGCCAGGCGCCAATGGCGTCAGCCGGGACATCTGGGTGGATGGGCCTGAGCAGTTCGTGATCGTGGCTGGCCAGCCTGTCTACGACTTCAACCCCGCGGACTACCAGCCCCAGGACATCGTGCGGCCGCAGACACGCACCTTCATCCCGTCACGTATCAGCGACAACCCGTACCTGATGGGCTCCGGCTACCTGGCAGTGCTTCAGGCCATGCCAGAGCCCCTGCGCAGCCAGATGCTGTATGGCGACTTCGAGGCCGGCATGACCGATGACCCGTGGCAGGTCATCCCGACCGCATGGGTCGAGGCTGCCATGATGCGCTGGACGCCGCAGAGCCCCAAGGGCGAGATGTCGTCCATGGGCGTGGACGTTGCGCGCGGCGGCAAGGACTTCACGACCATCGCCATGAGGCACGGCAACTGGTACGACCACCTGGTCAAGCTGCCAGGCAAGGACACACCCTCTGGCCAGCACGTGGTGGGCCAGATCTTCGCCGTGCGCCGTGACTCCGCACCCATACACATCGACGTGATCGGCGTGGGGGCCAGCCCCTTCGATCTGCTGAAGGATGCCAACGCCCAGGTGATCGGGGTCAACGTGGCCGAGCGTTCGCTGATGACTGATCGCTCTGGGCGCATGACCTTTGCCAACCAGCGAAGCGAGCTGTGGTGGCGCCTGCGCGAGTCGTTGGATCCAGAGAACGACAGTGGCGTGGCACTGCCCCCAGACCCCGAGCTGCTGGCCGACCTGTGCGCCCCACAGTGGAAGCTGCTAGGCATGAAGGTGCAGGTCGAGAGCCGCGACGACATCATCAAGCGCATTGGGCGCAGTCCTGACAAGGCCAGCGCTGTCATCCTGGCCCAGCTGGACACGCCCAACTACGCCAAGGTCAAGCGCAAGGCTGACACCGTCAGGCAGGACGTTCTGAACTACGACCCACTGGCAGACTTCTAGGCTGGGCACATAACCAGCACCTGCAGGGCTACGATGCGGCGCAGTATCACCTACGGAGTCGACCATGTGTATTTTCGGAAACAACACGCCCTCCGTCCAGGAAGTCCAGAAA